CTCGAGATCTTAAGGAGCCCGCTTGTCGCATTCGCCTCTACCGTGCCGACGATCGACCCTATAAGGGTCTGCGTAAGCAATGCACGCTCATTGAGAGCGTCCGACAATGTCCTGTATTTCCCTCCTCTGCCGACCGTGAGGAGATGGGGAGACGTCAGGATCGGGATCGCTAATGTACCAGGCATCTCAGTTTCCCATCACGTATTCGTCGACTTGAAGCCATGGGCGGAGACAGCGAGGGGATAGGATGGGTTGCTGCCGCCGACGGTGCCAATATAGCGGATATACTGCGCGACCGCATTGCACTGGACGACGATAGACTGCAAGCTATTGGATGCGGTCACCTGGGTGAACGTAGCGCCCGACACATCCGTCCAATCGCTGTTGTTAGGCGAGTCCTGAATTTTGCCATCGAGCGTCGGAAGCGTTCCGCTGACCGTGCCGACATCCTGCACTACCAATAGAGGACCGGAATAAGCGGAGATGTCGACGCCAGTACCGGTCACGGTCGACGTTTTCGTCGCCGGGTGCGAGAGGGTGATCCCGCCTGCCGCAGCCGCTGCTGCCGGAAATAGCCATTGACTCATGATGCCTCCCAGAGATGGCGCGGGAGGGAAAAGCCTCCCGCGCCCCATTGCTGATCAGGTGCAACTCGCCGCATAGCTGAAGGCCGCCCCATGCCGGACCCCAACATCGACGGTGTAAAACGCCCGGATTCCGGTAATCCCGGCCTGGAAATTGGCGAACGGATTCGCTTCGACCTCGAGCACGCCCCACTCGGCGAGGATGACCTCCGACCAATCTCCGAAAAGCATCGTCCCCGAGGACATCTGATTGCTCGCCATGGCGCGAAATCCGGCCATCGTCCCATCCCAGATATTACCAACCCAGAGCGGGGTGTCGGTCGAGGAGAAGCGCGCCCGCGCCATGGCGAGAGCTGCTACAGCAGGGGTGGTCACATAGCCACCAGCCATCGGCATCACGTTCCCAGAGGCGACATCGCTCTGGAACTCCAGGATATCGGCATAATCGAAGCTTGTCCCGGTGACCGTTCCGACTCCGGAGGTCCCGACGATCCCCAGTGGCTCGCCGGATGAGCCGGATCCCCTGAGCACGGCCACGTCGACCGCGAGCGCGACTACCGCAGCGAGGTCCGCCATCACCAGAGCCTCGGCGTCAGGAGACGACTGCAGGCGAAGCTGGCGAGAGATCTCGGTGTACGCTCCGACGTTCTTGGGGCTGAGGGCGAGCTGCCCGAGTGTTTGGGCGCTCTCCGTGATGGATGTCGCTTCGTTCGTCAGCCAATATCCCGTGCCAGAGGCCGACTGCTTCGGGATCGTCACGTTCCCAACGAGCCCAGACATCCGCCGGGCACCCATCTGCAGGGCAACCGAGCGGTTGCGCAAAAGCTCGATGAAGCTCAGGTTCTGCGTGCCGACCAGGTATCCACCGGCAGCGGCAGCAGCTACGGTCAAGTCGCGGGCCTGGATGTCGAGCGGGACAAAGAATGAGTTCTCGCCAACCGTCTTGCCGACGCGGCCTTGGATGGCCTGGTGAGCGTCGTACTCGAGCCCGGCGCGGGACCAGGACTTATTGATCACGGCGTTGATCGCGCGGAGCAAGGAGTAGCCATGGACCTCGCGCGGGGACATCCCCAAGTAGCTCGCGGAGGCCTCCGCACGCTGCCGGTCTACCAGGATCTTGACCATCTCCTTCTGTACCTGAGGGACGGTAAGATCGGACTCCTGGAGCCTGCGTATCTCTTCTCGCGGGATGCCATGCTTCTCACCGAGTGCATCGATGAGCTTGTAACGAGCAAGGGTTAGCTGCCCATCATTGCCCATCTCAATCGTCGGCTCGGCAGCGGGCGCCGCCGGCGCATTGGTTTCAGTCATATTGATCTCCGTCGGGGTTTCCGCCCGTTGCACGACTGGATTGGGAGAGCCGGAGGCTTCCCCTGCACTACGCCCTATTCCGACCGTTTCATCGGCCGGCACTGTTACCAGGGAAATTTCGAGGGGTGTCCAACGAGTGACAAGGTATGTCTCAGGTCCGTTTTCGGGTTTAGACCGAAGGACCATTTCGTCTATCCGATAGCCGACTGATGCGGATCGCAGGATCCCATCCCGCACATCCCGCCAGATTTCCTCGGCTCTCGGCGATGACCCGAAACGCACTCGGGCGCGTCCTATCCGGTCCGTGTCCACTCGCGCATTCTCGACGACGCCTACCCAGTCGCTAGGGTCATGATTTATGAGAAGGTTCGCCCCCGCCCGTAGGCGGGTGAGGTCGATAGACGCCGAATCGTGAGATAATGTCTCGATCCCCCACCAGCGCTCATACGGTGATTCGCTCGAGAACGCTAACTCGATAGTCCGTTCGGACGGATCTGCGGTTGCCCGATCCAGAAGTGCCGAACGAGCCCAGCCATGTCCGTAAATGTCTGTCTTATCCACTCCGCCTCCTAAGATTCAGGACACGTGCCGGACCTCCATTGTCCTCTATCTCGGATTCGGATTCGGTGTCCACGGATTCATCGGCAGGTTCGGGGCTGGATTTCTCAGCACCATCTTTCAGGCCGAGCTCTTCCATGAGGTCGAGCTCGCGACGACGTCCTGTGAGCACGTCCTCCAAATCAGAGCCATTTCCGGTCGCGGCGATAACATCGGAAAGGGTCATCATGTTGGCGCCGACTGCATCACGGTATGCCTGGACTTCCCTCGTCGGGTCTACCCAGCTCCACCCGCGCGGTTTGAAGCTGACCGCTTGATACCGCCCAGGATCGCGCAGGTAAGTCTCGATGGGTACCGTCCGGATGGCGCCGGCAAGCATCGCTGCGTCGAGCCAGTCTTTGTGTAGGGGAGCCCGGAACGCCCGGATGAACCATTGCTGAAGCGTGCGCCACAGGTCCCGATCCTCGAGCAATGCCTGTCTTGAGCTGGAATAGTTCGTCTGGGAGTAGTCCCGCGAGAGTGATTCGTACGACACCCCGACCCCGGCCGCGACCTCGCGGAGCATCAGACGCATGAAGGGGTCCATCGCGGTATTCGGACGGTTCGGGCTCCAGCCGATAAAATCCTCGCCAGGCGCTAAGTGCTCGATGGTCCCCGCGCGGAATTCCCGTTCCTGGACCCCGTCCGACTCACTGTCCGCGATTGGGGTATCAGGGCTCTTGATGAACCCCATATAGGCCGCGGACATGCGCGCTGCGACGATCTCAGCTTCAGCATATCCATCCATGTCCCGGAGCCGGCGGGCTCCGGCGTGCAACCAGGGTACGCCACGGGTTTGCGGCCACCTGTCGAGCAGACAGAGGTGGATCATCTCGCGTGCCGGAACCCGAAAAATCTGGCCCTCGCGAGCGAGGTCCCGACGGATCTCGCCAGGGTGGGTCGCACGGACCCAGTAGGCGACCGGTCTGCCATATGGATCCGACTCGATTCCGAGGCGGGTGGTGAAACCGGGGGATGTCTTCGGTGTCTCGTTCTCGTCCGCGATCCGCTCGGCCTCGATGATCTCGAGGGCGAGGGGGACAGCCGAATCGCCTACCGGAGCGAAGTGCTTGCGGATGAAGACTTCGCCAGCCTCGAACAGTTGCGCAACAAGCATGCGCTCGATGTCATAGAAGTGCAGGCGCCCACCCATGTGGCAGTTCTCGGCGAGGCACCATTCGGTCCATGTCTGCTCGATGTCATCGTTAATGCGGTCATTCAGACGGCCCCGAGTCGATATTACGCCCGCCTGTAGACCAATCCCTGATCCAATGATGTTCGAGACGATCACCGTGCGCGCGCGCTTGGCGTAGGCCGAGTCGCGGACGAGGGCTCTTGATCGCTGACGCAGGATCCTGAGCGAAACCGAGAGCTCATAGTCCTCGGAGCTGTTGGCGCTGTACCAGTCGGCGGTGAGCCGAGACTGCTGGGCAGCAGCATACATGCGCTTCGCCGTGGCTTTCCTGCCCAAACGGCCTAGCAGCCAGCCCATCATGATGCCCACCTCACATGCAGCCGCCGCTTATCGGGCAAGCCTGCCGCCATCCGATCGGCCTGCTGCTCACGCAGCACCTCGGCTTTCAGCGTCTCGCGCAGCTTCAACAAGCTTACTCGGTCGCTCCGCAGCGTCCTGTCACCGACCGTCACCTCGAGGGTCTCGAGCTCGTTCGCGGTGGCCCGCCCGAGGAGGTAAGCATCGAGGGCATCCAGGATCTTCTTGGCGGTGGTGCGAGTCTCATAGGTCGAGGCCGCCGCCAGGTTGGGGTCGACCTGGAGGGTCGCGGAATAGACCGAGTATACCTCCGGGCTTTTGGCGACGCGGCCGAGCAAGGTATAGGTACCGGCAGCATAGCCTCCGGTCGTGGCAGCGGCGACCGACACCAGGTGATCGGCACCGCTTGCCGTAGCCGTGATGGTCTGCTTGGCGCTCGAGTTGATGAGCGTATAGGTGAGAACCCAGGTCGGCGCCGGATAATCGGGCAGCGAGCGGAGCCACGACCAGGTCTCTCCTGCTCTCAGAGTGGTCGGCTCGGATGTGGGGACGTCGGGCACGGGTGCTCGCCATACGCTCCCGGGTCCGCGGGAGAAGGTCCTGACTCTGGCGGCAGCCCCCGGACCTGGGGGCGTTTCGGGCTGCAGGCCCTAGCCGTTGCCTATGGGGTAGATGTCCGCAACGGGGTTTGTCAAGCCCCTAGCGTGAGAAATATCCGCGGCCGTTCCAGGAGGATGAAGGCACGGCCCTCGCGCCGCATTGGACCCGGGTCAGGACGGGGAAGGCTACGGCCTGTTCGAGCGTCATGCCTCTATCCAGGCGCTTGCGCAGCGCTTCGCTCGGGAGCTGATACTCGCGCGCCCAGTCGCTCAGGGTAAGCGACCGCCCATACATGATGAGATAGCGTCTTCTCGGCATCACCAGAGCCTCGGGTTGAAACCAGGACCTCGCGGTCGCATCGGCTGCGGCGGACGTGGCGCGGAGGCGCTCGGCGACGAGGCTCGCGGGGGCCCAGTGGCTTGACCTGCAGGAGCTGCGGCCAAGGCCCGCCCCGCCTCCTCAAACAGATCGCGCGACGGCGGGGCAACCTGATCACGCAGGCGGCGCCAGTCGCCCTCACGGTAGCGGTGCAGCCCGAGGTAATGAGCGAGCGCGAGGCTGTAGACCATCAGGTCGAGCGCCTCGTTGCGGTCGGCCTTCGCCTTGATCCACTCCGTGCGCGGATGGCCTTTGACGAACCGCCGCAACTTGCGTTCTGCGGTGAGCTGCTGGTAGAACTCGTCCGGCAGATGACGGGAGAAGTGCAGCGCCCCGGGGCCATCTGCCAGCTTGAACCGGGAGTAGATCCAATCTTTGGCGGTATCCGTGCCCACCAGCCAGAGCTCG